TCACACTCAGTGTCAAGCTCGCCGATGGCGAGACCTACCAAGTGGTCACGAACCTTTTCGTGATCATCTCGTGGGAACGCAAGATGAAGCGCCGAGCTTCAGATCTTGCAAGCGGTTTCGGCATGGAAGACCTCGCATACATGGCCTATGAGGCCAGTAAGCAACAGGGCCATCCAGTGCCGATCTCGTTTGATGAGTTTGTCAAGAAGTTAGAAGATCTAGAAGTGGTGGAGACTGCGTCCGCAGTCCCTACCAAGGAGGCTTCCGGCGACAACTAGCAGCTCTGCTAGTTGAGACTGGGTTCTGGCCTCCGACAATTACATTCGAGACAGATGACCTGGCGACCTGCGTTCAGATCATCAATGAGCAAAGACGGAATCAATAATGGGAGCATCAATCGGAATTGAGTACGATGGCTTGAAGCAGGCTCTCCGTGAGATCCAGAAGGTTGATCCGGCGCTTCGTCGCCAGATCACTAAGGACATTAAGAACGCGATGGCTCCTCTGCTCTCGGCAATCAAGGACTTAATCCCATCGTCTGCACCGTTACAAGGACAAAAGCACAACGGACGCACCGCATGGAAAGCCGAGAACAAGAATGTCGTGATGAAGGTGGACACTCGAAAAGCACGATCACGCAACCTCGCAAAAGGCGCACAATTCGAGTCCGTCGGAACCGTGAAGATCACCGCCAAGGGTGCAGCTCTATCAATGGCAGACATGGCAGGACGAGGCCCAAACCAGACACGCAACAAGAACCCTCTCAGAGCCCGTCCAGGCTTCGCCGAGTACTTGACAGCATCTCTCGGTCGTGGCCCGTCACGCTTCGTCTGGGCGCGATCTGACGACTACCTAGACGAGATCACACGCAATGTTGACAAGATCGTCATCGAAGTGATGGACAAAACTAACAAGAGTCTGGTGAAGCGCTGATGGCAATCAACCTCCCAATCATCTCCGAGTGGAATCCTGCCGGCATTAACAAGGCCATCAATGACTTCAAGAAACTAGAGACCACTGGACAAAAAGCATCTTTCGCAATCAAGAAGGCAGCAGTCCCAGCAGGGCTCGCTCTCGCAGCCCTCGGCGCTGTCGCTTTTGATGCTGTCAAAGCGTTCGCCGAAGATGACGCTGCAGCCCAAAAACTTGCCACCACTCTCACCAATGTCACCGGAGCGACAGACTCTCAGGTCAAGTCAGTGGAAGACTTCATCTCAAAGACTTCGGTCGCTGCAGCTGTCGCCGACGACGAACTTCGCCCAGCTCTTGACAAGCTTGTTCGAGGCACTGGAGATGTCACCAAGGCTCAGGATCTGCTTGGCCTCGCTTTAAATATAAGCGCGGGAACTGGGAAAGATTTGGGGGCAGTCTCTGACGCGTTGAGTAAGGCATTTAATGGGAATTTCGGCGCGCTTAAGAAACTAGACCCAGCACTAGCGACATTGATTGAAGATGGCGCGACCACTGACGAAGTGTTCGCAGCAATGAGCGAAACCTTCAGTGGTCAAGCATCAACTGCAGCGAACACGACACAAGGCAAGATGAAGAACCTCGGGATTCAAATGGGCGAACTTAAGGAATCCATCGGTGCAGCTGTCGCACCACTCGCCGAGAAACTGATCCCAAAACTGCTTGAGTTCACGACATGGGCATCCAAGAACAAGGGACTCGTCGTCGCCATCGGAGCAACGATCGCAGTATTAGCTGCAGCAATCATCGCTCTCAACGCAGGGCTCGCTATATACAACACCATTCAAGCAGTCACTCTCGCCATCAACACAGCACTCACAACGTCATTCTCTGCGCTCTGGGTTGCCACTGGTGCAGTCATCATCATCGGCATTATCGCTGCACTTGTAGCACTCCAAGTTAAGTTCAACATCTTCGGGAAAGCGATTGACGGAATCAAGGCAGGCTTCCTCATCTGGTGGGACACCGTGAAGTTCGTCTTCGGCGCGATCAAAGCAGGCTTCGGAGAACTCAAAGATCTCGGAGTAAAGATCTTTGACGGGATCGGAGGAGCGTTCAAGGGCGTAATCAACGCAGTCATCGCAGGTTTAGAAGGCGGACTCAACTTCGCCATTAAAGGCTTGAACATCATCCTGGATGGCATTGACAAGGCTGCAGGCCCTTGGGTCAACTTCGGTGAAATCCCGAATGTCAAACTTCCTCGACTAGCTGAGGGAGGAATTACGACAGGCCCGACGATCGCCATGATTGGAGAAAAAGGGCCTGAGGCAGTGATCCCACTTGACCGACTCGGAAGCATGGGCGGAGGGATGAATATCACTGTCAATGTCAACGGCGGAGATCCGAACAGTGTCGTTCGAGCACTCCAGCAGTATGTCCGACTCAATGGAGCAATCCCCATCACCACTCGAGCGATGTAATGGGAAAGATCAACTGGATCTTCCAGAATCAGACCACTGGCAACACCTTCACGACCAGTATTCTCTCTGCGAACTATATGTACTTGAGACAGTCGTACAAGGACTACTACTCAGGCTCAAACCTTGTCCTCACTATCAAGAACCAGAGCAACGAGGCAGCAGGATTCTCACTCAACGATCTCATCTTTGTCTATTTTGAAGACAGCTCAGGGAATGACATATGGGTTCAGAACTTCTATGTTAATGAGATTGAGTTTGAGGATTACCCTGGCAACACTGGACTCTCCACTGCGACGATCGTCTGTCAAGATTGGCTCGCTCGAGCTGCACGAGTTTTAGGTGATGGAGTTTCGCTACCTGCTGGGAACTCGCTAGATCAACTTGACTACTTCAGCAATGGCTTCGGCTATACAGGGCCACTACCGCCAGGGATGACTGTTGACGGTGGCATCGGTGTCTCCCAATGCCCTGCGGTCGTCTGGAATGACTCAGTCATCAACAAGATCCAGATCAACCAGTTAACCGAGAACGCTTCCGTCGGCATGGTCTATCAAAGATTAGAAATGTATCAGCGCTCTAGCATTGGTCTCAGTAACAAGAAGTTCGGCCCGACAGCTGCAGCGAACACTGTCGTCTACCAGAATTTCAAAAGGATCAGAGCCGGGCAGTCAATCATCAACTATGAACAGACAAGCAGCACTCTCGGAACTGTCACAGCGACAAACGCAACAAGTACGACTGCATACGGTAAATATGCCGAATCGGTAACCTCAGCCGATTCAACTTTGACTCAGCAGACAGGGCTCACAGAGTTCAGGGCAAACACTCAAGCCGATCCACTCTCTACACGCTTTGAGCTCACAGTTCTAGACATCGCGAACGATCGCGACATCTTAGACCCCACTATTCAAGCTTATAAAGGCTTCATTACGCCGATCAATAATTTGGTCTATCGAGTACCAGGTGCAGCTTCCGACACGACAGTCAAAGTCAAACTGGAAGGAATGAATGTTGCTATCTCGCCGAGTAGCACAGTGTTCACCTTCTACTTCAGCCCTGCCGAGTACTACACCATGTTCATCTTGGACAGTAGCGACTTTGGTATCTTAGACACTGACCGGCTCGGTTGGTAAAGGAGAAAACTATGCCCAATCCGAACACAAACTTCTCTGCCGGCGCTGTCTACACAGCGGCTCAGGCAAACCGCTTCCCTCGAGGAGTCATGGGTTACGCCGAAGCAACGGCCAACTATCTGAACTTCAACGCAATCGGTACTGTGTTGACAGTAACTTTTACCGCTGTCCTAAACAGGTACTATCGAATTACCTACCACGAACCTCAGCTATTTAGTAACGGCGCTGCCACAAACATCACAATGACAATCGCAAACGGTGCAGCTGCACTACAACAAAGTCTTACCACAGGAAACGTAACCTACGGTCAACAAGGCACAGCGATCACCGTTGAAACTTTTGCCGCTGGTTCAATAACCATTAACGCACGACTCACCAACACTGGCGGAATAAACGCCTCGGCAGGTCGTGCCGCAGACCGTCCTGCAATACTTCTAGTAGAAGACATAGGCCCGATATGATCTGTTACATCACTGGAGACACTCCAGAAGAAC